ATGCCTAACGGTGTGAACTGTAATGATATCAGAACATTTTTACGTGAATATGAGATAGCATCAGGTGAAAAAGTAGACTGTTTACTTGTAGACTATTTAGATTTGATGATGCCAATAAGTCAAAAAGTAAGTGGCGGTGATCTGTTTATCAAAGACAAGTATGTGTCTGAGGAATTGCGTAACTTAGCAACAGAAAGAGATTTACTGTTTGTTACTGCTTCACAGTTGAACAGAGGTGCAGTAGAAGAAATAGAATTTGATCATCACCACATAGCAGGTGGTATCTCAAAAGTGCAAACAGCAGATAATGTTGTGGGTATTTTTACAAGTAATGCTATGCGAGAAAAAGGCAGGTATCAGATACAGTTTATGAAAACACGTTCAAGTAGTGGTGTAGGCACAAAAGTTGATTTGAGATTTGATCCTGACACACTTAGAATAGAAGATCTACAAGAGGGCGATGAAGATGCTATGACTATCACAACAAGTAGCCTAGTTGACCAATTAAAACGTGGTAACACTATCAAAGCAGAAGACACAGAAGCAAAAGATACAATAGGACAAGCAATGAACATGCGAGAGTTCCTGAAAAAGAATGATCTATAATGATAAATAGCATTATACATATTTTATGGAGAGATCATGCGTAAGACTCGCAGTATATTAGAAGAACTTAATCAAATCTCAGTAGACAGAGACAGAAATCATGTTGTTTCTAATAGAGGTGAGCATGTGATTAATAGTGCTATTAACTTAATTGAGCAGATTGAAAATCATTATGATGAAAAAACTGCCAAAGATCTCACAAACAGACTAATTAATAGTATTAAAGGCAGAGATGTCAAAAAATTCTCCAGAGGTATTGGTAAAATTATCAAAGAATCTCAAAGGGAATTAGAAAATGCTAATTAATGAAGTAATACTACAAGAAGCAAAACCACTCAATGATGGCGATGAAGTAAAACTTCATAGTGTTACCTTTGTTTATGATGAGCCCACAAATACATTTTTCCGTAAAGCAGATGGTGTAAAAGTAAATCCTAACAGTGAAGCCCATGCCTTATTGATGGGTGTGAAAGGATTTGGCAGAGACGGTGAATCTCCATTACCAATGGGTACTTGGACAAGTATTAAGAAAGCAGTATCAAATATGATGGGAGGACCATTAGGACAAGCAAGTAGAATGGATCCTAAAGCAAGTATACTTGGAAAAATTTTAGGTACGGGCGGTGATGCTTTGTCAAGACTACTGAGTAAAGGCATTGAAAAATATCAACAAAGCAAACAATCTAAAATTGATCAAACAAATAAAGACACAATGCGAGGGTATACTGATCAAGATATATTAGATTACTTTAATAAAGAAATGCCTCAAAGTAATTTTAAATCTGTTGATGAAATACCAGATAATATAATTAAAAAAGCACTTCCAGATATTATCAGAAATAAAATCCCTGTAATGGCAGGAAAGTAAAATGAAATTTACTGATCTTTTCAGAAACCTTCTCAAGGAAGTTATATTAGAAGCCGAAGGCAAAAACACTCACCTTGAACATTTAGAAGATAATATCTTTAATAAAGGATATGAGGGAGCCAAAGAAGCAGTAAACTATCTATACAGTTTACATGAAATGCTGGAAGGCCACACTAAAGCACCCATATCAATGACAACAAAATGGGACGGAGCACCTGCCATTATAGCAGGTAGAGATCCTGAAACAGGTAAATTTTTTGTGGGAACAAAAGGAGTATTTGCTAAGACTCCCAAAATGAATTTCACTCCTCAAGATATAGATGCTAATCATCCAGATGAAGAATTAAGAAATATATTAAAAACAGCACTCGTAAATTTATCAAAATTAAATATCAATACAGTTGTACAAGGTGATATGCTGTTTAAAAAAGACACTGTAAAATCAGCAACAATAGACGGTGAAGAAGTATTAGCATTTAAACCAAACACAATAGTCTATGCTGTTCCCAAAGTCAGTGAACTTGCTAATGACATATCCAGAGCAAACATGGGTATAGTGTTCCACACAGAATATGTAGGTGGACCAACACTAGCAGACACCACAGCAAGGTTTGGTTTTAACAGCAGTGGATTTACAAAAACACCTGATGTATGGTTTAGAGATGCCACAATAAAAGATTTAAGTGGAACAGTAACACTTACTGGTGAAGAAAGTAATAACATGATGATGGCAATAGGACAAGCAGATCAATATTTACAGAGTGTGGGTAAAGATATGTTTAATTGGTTATCAAAAGGTTCTGATGTTATAGGTAAAGATTTCATTACATATTTAAAGGCACATGTAAATTCCAACATAAAAGAAGTTGGAGAATTTGAACCAGATCCCAATGCATTTGCTAAATCGTTTACTCAAAGTTATATTGCCAGAATGGAAAAGAAAATAGAAGGCTATAAAACAGAAAAGAAACAGGACGAAGCAAGACAGCAACTAGTACAGGGTGTAAAGTTTTTAAAGGAACATGTAAACAATATTGTAGCAGTATATGACTTATATTTAAAACTTATAGAAGCAAAACTTTTAATAGTACAAAAATTAGAGACTATCAGACAGATGCCAACATTTAAAGAAGTTGATGGTGGGTATGAAGTCACTGGTGAAGAAGGATTCGTAGCAGTTGACAGAAAAGGCAATGCTATGAAACTTGTTGATAGACTGGAGTTTAGTAGATTAAACTTTGGTACAGGGAGGCCTGGAGCATAATGGAATTCCAACTTATAGATAAAGAAATATCTGAAGCACGACTATTCAGAACTTCCAGACAATTTAAAAACTTAACTGGAAGACAAGTTGCTGATTTATTGTATCTAACATCTTTAAGTATCTGGATGATGGCAAAAGATGGCAAACAGGCAGACTTTGCTAGAGCCTATGCTAAACAGTCTACACAATATGGACCTTATGTTTTATTTAGAACACATGCTACTGATTTATTTTTATTAGCATATCAAGTAAATGATCCTGATAACAGAAATATATCCCTCAACAATTCTTTTGAAAGTAAAAGATTTTTAAATTCTCTTAAATTTAATAACAGACAACACTGGTTAATGATTAGCAAAATTGCCAAAGGTAATGAACGAAACAGTGAAATATCAACTTTCTTTTTGAGATTGGAAAGTCAATTAAAAATAAGTCATTCCAGATTTAAACAATGGAGAAGACTAATAAGTGATTGGAGTAATCTCAAATACAGTCAAAGACAAATGGTTGTTGCGGCAGTAATACAAGAATACCGTAGATATGCCAAAGGCAGTGAAATGATTTCACCACTTAGCACAATGACAAAATATAAAGCATACAGTATTTCAGACAAATACAAAAACGAGCCCAGTTTAGCAAGACGTGTGGCAGGTACTGCCGCAGGTGCAGTAGCAGGCAGGTATGCAGGTAAGAAGATTGCACAAAAAACAGGAAAAAATATTGATAAATATAAGAAGTACGGTACAGGTATTGGAGCAATAGCAGGATACTGGGCAAGTGGAAGGCAGAGACAAAAATGAACAAAATACAAAAAGATGCAATAGTAGATTCGTTTAATAAAAAATGGAAATACAGAAAAGACAAAGAACAATATGGTATGGCCGATGCATGGAAAATTATCTATTCTCCAAATGCAGAAGGTAAGTATGTAGGTGATTGCGAAGACTATGCTCTATCAATTCTTTACAGACTATGTGGTGAAAGCCATTTAAAAATGTGGTGGATGTTAATTACACATCAAGCAGGAATTTGTTTAGTGGGTCCTTCACAGTGGAAAGTATCACATGCAGTATTAAGATACAATGGTGAATATGTAGATAATTGGACAAAGAAATTTGGACCTAAATCTGCAATAGAAAAAAATCATACTTTCCATATTTTTTATGGATATGGCTGGGCTTATATAACAGCATTAAAAATGATTATCAGTAAGATAGTAAGAACTTTTAAAAATGAAAATATTTGAAATAATAGAAGACAGAGATAACGAAAGAAGAGATTCTGGTAATCAACAGGGTGCTCCTAAAAGATCTCCAGAATTTGAAGCAGAGGCAAATGCTTTGTACATGGCTCTAGCAAGTAGTCCAGATCAAGAAGATCAACTGATAGCATATTATTTTCAAACATCAAGAAACAATGTTGCACATAAAACTGTTGACTCTGCACAAAGAGCCGCTGAAAGAATGGCTAAAAAAGCACTAAAAAATATAAAAGCACATGATGGTGAAAAACCCATCAATACATCAAAAGAACTTAAACAATACAGTGACAACTTTCGTGGAAATCAGTATGTAAAAATAGGCAGAGACAAGTTGCCTAATGAACTTAAAGCATATCTACCCATAATAGATCAAGGTATAAGTAAAGCATTTACTTCAGGTTGGCGAGCAGGAAAAAATCTAAGTAAATTATTTGACCCAGCAAATATCAAAGCCAAGGGTCCAAAGAACATCTAAAAATTCTTTAAAATAGATAAATACTATTAAGAAATAGGTTAACGCCTATAGAATTTTAGGAGAAATACAATGGCACAAGCAAACCCAAACGCGGCAGTAAGAGCCGGATCTGGATTCCAAGGTCAAACACACATTCTTTCAGTTGATGATGTTTCAGTTGTTTCAGTAGAAGCGGCATGTTTAGAAGCACAAAACGAAGGCTTTGTGGTTGTAGCAGTTGAAGATGATGTAACAAATGACGGATGTCACATTGCATTACAAGGTGCTCAAGCAACACCATCTATCACAGGTACTACATTAGTTGTAACTTTTGGTTAAGATTTAAACAATTAGAAAGAGGCAGTTTTATACTGCCTTTTTTTATGACTTTTCTGATAAATAAAAGTAAGATATACTGCTTAGGTAGTATAGAGAAATTAGGAGAAACAAATGGCGCAAGTTAAAGTAGCAGGTAGTCCATTAAAAGATCAATTTTTAGTAGGTGAATTAAGCCACTTAATCATTGACGAAGTAGATGGTGCTAAAGAAATCAATGACTTTTCAACAGTAAACGGTAACGCAGAAGTATTGCTTAAAGCATTAAGCACAGTTGCTAACCCAGTTATTATTGCTGAAGGTAACGCAAGAGTTATGTATGTAGCAGTAGAACATGCAGGTGTTTCAACATCTGACATGGCTAATGCTATTAACGGTACAAGCAGTTTTGCTAGTGCAACAGTAACATCAGGTACTTACGCAGTAGTATAAGTCTAGTTATTTTACTAACGAAAAATCCTCACTTTATGTGGGGATTTTTTTTGGCTGAAGAAAATCAAAAACCGATAAATAGTGTATATTAGACGGAGACACACATGAGTTTAACAAGAAGTGGAGCAATGGGCAGTGCAGAAGTACTATCCAGCAATATAGAATACTATACACTCTTTACCACACTAGACATCACACGAACTGGGGATTTTTCAGATCTAACACAAAAAGATTTTGAAAGTGTTGTACAAGTAATTGGACTGAGAGCTCAACCAATTATTATGAATAACCCAGTAGTTTTAAACGGAGTAGGCACTAATCTTTTAGAAAATTATGGTGCACCAAGTTTAACAGGAGCAGGTTGGATTTTTAAATTTGCTTTTGAAAGGGAAGGAGCTCACAGTGTTGAATTACTCGTAGACGAGTTAGACGGCATTGTATTAAACAGTGGAACAGTGGATACCAGAATTAGTAAAAATATGGAATTCACAAAACAAGATTTATTATAGAGTAAAAGATGCCTAAAAAAACAGAACCAGAAACAAAGTTGAAACCTTATGTTGAGAGTGGTAACATAGAGGCACACATCATAGCAGACATGCTTCGTATAGAAAGCATAACCAGTGAATTAAGAGAATTCAAAGAAGTTACTAAAGAAAGGTTAAACAAATTAGAGAATTGGTTAATAGCCATTGTGGGATTTAGTTTCACAACATTAGTCAGTATATTAATAGCAATAGTGTTAAATTTATTATGAGAATAGACGAATTTACAGATGAAACACTTGTAGAAGGCAGAATGGTTTGGCGTAAAATGGGTAACAACGTCAAACGTGCTGTTAGATGTACAAGTGGAAGACGTAAAGGCAGAGTAGTTGCTAATGCGGCCCAGTGTGCGGCACCTATTGATATTAAAAAACGATTGACATTAAAAAGAACAAAAGCAAAAATGGGTAAACGTATGGCATTTAAGGCTAGAAGAACAAAAAAGACAAACCCAGCAAGTAGACGTTTAAGAACATTAAATAGAAGAAGATAATGAAGTTTAAGGATTTGAGATCAATTCAAACTTTACTCAAAGAGTATGGAATGTCTCCTGGTCCTTCTACACCTGTAGGACAACAATCCTCAGGCAGTATAGCGAAAGCCAATGTAACACAATCCCCCACACTTAAAAAAGCAACGGTATCACCCTCAACTTCCAAAACCAAAAGCAATAACAAAGTAACAATGGCGGTTGCTAAAGCAGGTGATCTTAAAAAGGATTTTGTTTTTCCAGATGAAAAGGGGAATAAATTAAAAATAGTTTCACCAGCAGGACAAAAAACATCCATACCTAATGACAATGAAGATTTAGTTGTAGCAGTTAACAGCAAAGATGAGCCTGTAGTATTTGACAAAGATGCTGATATTTCTTTTCCTGAAATAGAAGAAGGAAAACTAGGTTCGTTTGTGAAAAAAGCCAGAAATAAAAGTTTGGGAAAACTTAAAAAGACAGGTGGATTAAGAAAATTGGGACGAAGAGGATTAAAGGAAAATCCCTCAGAATTGTTTGAAATCAATTTCAACAAGAAAGACGTAATACAAAATTCACTTGATGCACGAATAAATTGTGGCTTTGAAGCAGAAACAGTTTGGCCCAATGTGGACCATGCCAGTGACGATCCTGATAATTTAAGTTTTTCTGAATTAGTAGATACATACGATGACGCCAGATATAATGAAGAGTACATCTGGGAGAGTCACAGTGATTGGATTAGAGAAAAAGCATATGATGATTACTTGCCTGATATAGTTACTGCATGGGTTGATGATAATTTAGATGATTATGATTTACGAATGGAATTTGTAAATGATAATATAGACGATCAAGAAGTTGAAGATTTAAGAGACGAATTCAAAGCAGAAAATCCTGATGAATACAAAAGTAGAATTGAGGATGGCTGGGATATGGATAACTGGGCCAGCGAACTGATAGATTTAAACTATGAAGATGATTTTAAAGAATGGTTAAACGACGTTGCCCAAGAAGATGATGATCTGCAACAACAAGCAATAGATGATGCTGAGAGTGAATGGGATATAGATTATTGGTGTAATGATTTATACGGAAGTCCAGCAGGAGCATTCAGAGAAATAGCAGATGTATATTTTGATAGTGAACAAAGAGATGTTGACGGAATTGCTGAAGTGTTGCATGAATGGATGACAGAAAACAGTAAATTTACTAATTTTCCAGAGACTGGAGCATACGGTGACACTCAAGGTGGAGATATTTGGGCAGTTGAAAGTGATGGCAGTATTCAAGGTAATGGTGCTCACGGAGAAATAATATCACCGGTATACTCCTCTCCCAGACAGATGTTGGAAGAAATGAAAAGTCTGTTTGATTTCATGGAGGCTTCGGAAGTAATAACAAACTCCAGTACTGGATTACACGTCACAATGAGTTGGGCTGGTGATAAAGACATAAAAACAAACAAAATTAAAGCAATCGTTCTTTCAGGTGTTGATCACGTGGTCAGCATGTTTGGCAGAAAAGGCAACAGTTATACAAAACTGAGAATGCCAGATCTAAAACGTGCAATGGAAAAACTCAAAGACGGTTCAGAATCACAAAAAAGTATTGAACAAATAG